CTATAGCCTTTAGTTTTATACTCCGTTTTATTATACGGACCTACGCGATAACCAGTTACTCCTGCATTCCAAGTTTTCTTACCCTTTAGAGCAGCAGATATTTTCTGCTTTTCTTCTTCAGTGCGTGGGCGTCTCTTAGAATACTTTTTACCTGTTCTCGATTTTGATATTTTTTCTCCAACGGTTAGTTTTGAATCAATATCAGTAGACCAATGTCCCCATTTGTGTTTACGCAGATTGTAATACTTTTTACCGAGCTCTTCTTCTTTTATCAGACCAAACCATTTATGCTCTATAGCAAAGGTTTCTTCTCGAGTAGATATACCAGTAACTAATATTCTTCTTTTGAAGTCATGGGGTCTTCTTCTGCGAGCATTTCTCATTCGATCTGAAGAGCAGATATATCCATCTTCATGGGTGCCATAATGACAACCGACGTAATACATTTTACGTTTGCGATCAAACCAGATGTATACGAATCCATATTTTTCCATAGCATACTCCTTTTTTAGGAGTATTTAGTTTTCGAGCGTTTTACTTGAACCCAGCAAACTTCGATTTATCGAACTTTGGTTTTGGTTTTCCTCTTTCATTATCTTCCTCACCAAACTTACTATTATCGAATACAGACTTCATTGATGGTCCATCTGTAAGACCTTCTTGAGCGGATTGATCGACATCGTAGAGACGCATTTTGGAGCGATCAATCCCAATGATAAACCTACGATTATTCCCAGGATCATTATAGCGATTCTTGAGTTGCTTAACCATGATCTGGCTGAGACTCTCAAGTTCTTCACTGGAGATGAGTGCAAACATAAAATCAGCTGTGGCTGGGAGTCCAAAGGATTCTGATGTATCTTCCAGTCCCACGTCTGAGTTCGAATAGCCTCCTCGAGTTGTTTGAGTTGCCGAGACGATAGGGACGTCGTACTCAACTGCCAACCCACGGAGCTCTTCTGCGATTGCTTTGACAAGGGTATAAGAATTGACGTTGGCTCCATGCTTAATCCTTGACGATAGACAAATATTTAGATAATCAATGTATATGATATCTGGTTCAAAGTTCCTCTTAATCTTTAACTCATTAAGAAGATGTCGGAAGTTAGCGGATCCTGCACAAGCGGTAGGATATTCTTTTACAATAAGTTTGCCTTGAGTCTTTTCTTTTACCTTATTAATCTTAGCATCATATGTTTGCTTCGGAAGCATCTCAAGTTCATCAACAGCGACGTTGAGGAGATTAGCGTCGATACGTTCGGCGATCCTCTCCTCAGCCATCTCTAGTGTAATGTATAATACATTGAGACCTTTTGATAGGTTTGCTGCGGCACAGTGACACATGAATAACGATTTGCCGACACCTGTACCTGCGAGTGCAATATTGAGAGTTTTGTTTGGCAGTCCACCGTTGGTAATGACGTTGAAGTAGTCAAGATCGAATGGAATTCTCTTCTCTTTACGATGGTAGAACTCGTATCTCTCATCACTATCATCCAGAAAGTCATGACCAATATGGGTATCAAAAGAGACGCCAAGAGCGTCAGTGAGGATTCCAGGAATACTTCCCTTGGAGATTGCTGCATTTTTCTCGTCCATGATTTTGATTGACTGCATTATAGCGAGATATAATGCTTTATCCTGGCAGAATTTCTCTGTCTGGTCCAGAAGCCAATCCAGTTTAGTGTTAGAATCAGATTCAAGAGAAGATAGAATCTCTCCACCTTCCTTGAATGCCTGATCGTTTAGTCCCTCTTTGTTAGACAGGTCTATTGCTAACGCTTCAACAGAAGGAAATGAGTTATACTTCTTAACATACTCGTCAATGAGGTCAAAGACCACACGCTCGGAATAATTCTGAAAGTAATCACTCTTAAGAAAGGGTATTACCTTTCTATTGTATTTATCGTTAAATAAAAGATTACTTAGAATTACACGTTCGATGCTCATTGAACCTCCGCAGTTTCCTCATCATCATTATAAACTAAACTACCCTCTGTGTCAAGTGAATATTTCTTCTTAATCCAATCAGAGAAGTCAGTTTCTTTAAGTAGAGTCAACCAAAATTCTTTACTGTCCACGATATCAGCTGCTCGATAGTTCTTTCCAGATACCTCGCCTGTTTCCCTATCAACGACTGCGTACCAACCAACTTTTGGCTTAGCAACATAGCCTCCTTCAATGGCCAACTCAAGAAGACCACTCCAGCGATTAATGCCACCCTCATAGCTAATGGTAATCGGTATCTTAGATTTTTCACGAACATAACGGGATTTCTCAACATTGATGACAAAATGGTACCCTTGTATCTCTCCATTGTCTTTATCCTGCTGTCTACCTAAAATCCAGATGTTATCAGCACCATAGTAAGAACCAGTTCCACCGCCCACAACAGCTTTAGGGAACATGCCGATTTCCATATAAGTGTGGTTAACTGCAACAAGTGGAATATCTTTCAATGTTAGATGTGGTGTAATCATTCTGAATAAAGACTTCAGCTGCTTTGCACGAGACATATCAGCAACTGATTTCTCGTTCAATGCATCCTCAACTTCTTTCTTTGAAGCAAGATTGCCGATAGAGTCAATAATGATAAGAACTTTCTCATCACGAGTGATCTCTTTCAGTTGTTTCATCATATCAAACTTCAGTTCCTCAACATCAGTAATAGGCGTATGCACAACTGAATCAAGAGGGATCTTGAACTTGTTAAAATAAGACTGAGGCGTACCAAACTCAGAATCATAAAACAATATAACGCCATCGGGATACTTCTTTAGATAAGCTGATGCTAACAGAAGAGCGAAGCCAGTTTTAAAATGCTTCGATGGTCCTGCTAACATTGTTAGACCAGGAGTAATACCTCCATCAATAGAACCTGCCAATGCTACATTAATCATTGGCACGGCTGTTTGAATCATATCTTTCTTAGTATATACTTTAGAATCAGTCAAAGTTGACGTCAAATCAATAGTGCTGTTCTTAATCAATTTCTCTTTCAACGACATACAAATACCTCCTAATTATATTCATTATAAACTATTTCTGAACAGAAGTCAAGTGTTAATATAATCATCCATCTTTTTTATGAAGGCATTTATACTTTTAACACGAGCAGTTCCCTCCCATTTGATAATATCCATATCTGGGTTCTTTTTCAGATTATTCAGAAGAGGCATAATCATATCCCTAAGACCCTGCAGCTTCTGCTTAGTTTCCTGTGCCTTTAATATCTCGTCTTGTTTTAATTCGTCCTCCGAGGTAAACCCGAAGTCGAAGTTAATTTCGTCTGACATATTTTCTCCTTATGAAAAGAAATCTTCCAGAGTAGCCTTTTGCTCTGTTTTCCATCCAATGATAGATGCAATAGATGTAACAGGATCTAAGAACGACTTAGTAAACTGCATCTCTCTATCAATATAATTATCGATGTTAAACTCTTCAGGAAGTGTGTCCGGAGCTCCAATAACACTATCACCGACAGGATTAGGCATCTTAAGATATGCGAACCTAATCTTATCTCCATCAGTGATAGGCTGAATATTCTTAATGTTATGTTTCTTAATCATATCATTAAAGATAAGAGCAGCTTTAACGTGTATTGGTGTACCTTTATCATACAATAATCCTTTTGTCTGAGTATATTTCTTCATATGCTTAATGCCACGAGGAAATGATACCTCTTCAAAAGGTAAAGTCATAAACTTATCACGAAACTCCTCTACGAATTTAATAAGAGCAGTTTCATCTTCATTCATAATAATACCCAGAGCTTTCTTAATATTTTCACGACAAGCATGCGGAGTTGAAGAACGAACAGCCTCAATTCCCTGTAGTTTTAACTTAGGCTCTGAATACTGAACACCCTCGACATTCCAGGCATTCAGGATATACATTTTCTTACCACGCCAGATACCTTTGTTAGCGATAGTTTCACGCTTCATCTGCATTTTCTGCTGATAAGCATTCATATACTCTGCGAGCTCTTGATAGCATTTATCAATATAAGGCTGAATCTTATTTTCACAGAATTGATCAATTGCTTTAACAATAGTCTCATCGTCATCTGCTGGTAAATGTCCAACAAGAGCTTCCATAGTCACATAGATAGAATCTGTATCAGATGCAATCACATAATCAACACCATTAGTCTTGAGAATCTTATTCATATATTCATTCATCTTGCCCTCTATCCAACGAATGGACAGCTGACCAGACATAGTAATAGATTCTGCAAGATCAAAGTTAAACCAACGGAAATACTGATTACCCAAAGCACCATAAGCAGAGTTTAGCTGGATTTTCTTAGCCATCTGCATGTTATGATAACGGGCGATTAGTTTTTCATCTTCAGAGTTCTTATTATTCTCATAACGCTGTTTAGCTTCAAGCATTAACTTCTTATACTTGGTTCTATCGTTATACATCATCTCCATAAGAGCAGGAAGAAATCCTTGCTTATCTTTAGTATACAATACACCATTAGCAGCAATGGCACAATCTTCCATACCCCCCATATAATCACTATTTTTGAAATGATCGACTTTTTTCAACATATCATCGACTGAAGGGAAATTGTTAGGTCTCCAGAGAAATCTTGTTTCCGGAGAAATATTATACTGCATAATAAGATGGGGATATAGACTATTCAAGTCAAAAGAAACTACCCATTTAGAAAGACCGATCTTTGGCTCCTTAACATAACCACCAACAAGAGCCTCTGTCATCTCTTGACGTCTGATCTTAGGAATAACAATGTTACGCTCTAAGAGATAGTTATGAATAATAATATCCCAAGGACGAACAGTTGTTAGAGTATCAGCATAGTTTACCTTGGCATCATAAGCCATAGCCATAACCTGCTCGATGAACTTCATCTTTTCATCAAGACGATCAACAAGAACAGTATCGTGAATATTATACTCGATAAACTTTTGAAAGTCTTGCTTATAAAGCTCTAACAGATTACCGTATTCAGAATAGTCAATCTTTTTCTCACCAAGCTCCACCTGACAGATATAATCGAGCTTATAAGATTCTTGGTTACCAAATGTGAACTTACGATATAGCTGATAATAATCCAGAGAAGCCAGACCTAATATCTCATATGTCTGGTTTGTCTTACCACGAAACTCAATAGACTTCTCGTGAATAATACCCCATGGAGATATTTTCTTGGCTTCTTTCTCATTAAATAATAATTTAATACGATTAATCAGATAAGGAATATCGAAGAACTCAATATTCCATCCAGTTATAATATCAAGATCGAGTTTCTGCCAACAATCAAGAAACTGTAATACTAACTCATGCTCATTTTTGCACTGGATATAATGAGTGTTATCGTCTCTGCTGCTATACTCACCACAACCGAAAACGTAATTACGGCCACGACAGCGAATAGTGATAGCCGTAAGAGGCTTATCAGCTCTCTGAATATCAGGGAAACCGTCATCAGCAGCACATTCAATATCCAGGATACCAACTTTGACCATCTTTGGATCATAATCAATATCTCCTCTATACTCATCGAAAACATAGAGATACTGAAAATGAGTTAGCCCATAGATCTCCATATTTGATACACCTTCATATCGTTCAAGGAAATCCTTGGCGTCATTCAGTGAATCAAATTCGAGTTTATCTACAGGCTTACCATCTATTGTTCTATATTTTCCGTTATCTTTTGGTATGAAAAGGTAAGGTTGATAACTAATCTTATCTGATATTCTTAAACCTTTATCATATCCTCTTAAAAATATTTGATTACCACGCTTGCAAAAATCTGTATAAAATCTCGTCATAAAACCTCCAAAATAAACGGTGTTCGGTCAAAGACTCACAACACCAGGAATAATGTATTATATTACTATGAATTTAGTTGATTGTCAAGCAATATCTGTGTTATCAGAGATTTCTTCTTCAAGCGATGCAATCTGATCTTTGGCCTGAACAGCCAATGCAACTTTGGCTCTGGCTAACATTGCCTTACGTGCAGCAAATCCATTTAAACCACCATTAATACGCTTAGTAATAGTAGTAATGTCGTCTTTATCAGCAAACTGATTTAGTTTCTTACTATTCCAATATGCACCAGCTGTAAGAGCAGAATACTTTGGCTGTTCAGCGAGCTCTGGATTGTTTTCAAAATCTACATCAAGCAACTTACCGTATGTGCGATAGTTTGCACGGCCAGTCAACTGAATAGCACCACGTCCTTTATATCTCTTACCGTCGCCAGCTTTAGTATTACCAAGATCCTTACGACCCTCGTATGCTGCACCTGATGCATATTCGTGTAATGTCTGAAAATGATCTGATTCGTG